GATCACAGCAATGATCAATTCTGGGGTCACTTGAAACTATGTTTTTCATTATTCTAAAGGATTTAACGACTTAGAATTTAAATTAGGATAAACAAGCGGATGAGCACCGGTTACGAGCCAAATATTGAAGGTGCTTTGGCTGTCCTTGTTGACTTAATGCAGGGGAATGGCTTCACAATGACGCGCTCACCTTATGCGCCAAACTACAGGGGCCTGGTCGATGCTTTAATTGATCTAAAAGATGGATTTCCTACATTTGTACCGTTTCGTGTAGGTTTCGATGCCATCGCATTTGAAAGTGTAGCCCAGGGAGAGGCGGTGTATATGCGCTCTTCTGATGGGCAAGTCGGCAGGGCGATAGCAAGTGGAACGCTGGATCAGGCGTATGTCGCTGGTTTTGCTGACGCGTCCAAGAACGCCGGAGAGACCGTAAAAGTACTTGTGACGGGCGTAGAGGCCATGTCTGGTTTAGACGCAGGCGACCATTACTTTTTATCAGCGGGTACACCTGGAGCCATCACTACTACACCACCGAGTACAGCAGGTCAGTATGTAGTTCGTGTTGGTGAGGCTGTGTCAGCCAGTGAATTATCGATTCAATTAGAGCCTCCGATTTTGCTTAGCTGAGATGACCACAAGAAAAGCGATAGTACTGGTTAATGGCTTATTTCAGGAGCTGCTTACTCCTACAGATAAGCTTGATTTTGCTGGTAACACCACAACAGACTTAGGTGAAGGTACTAATCTTTACTACACTGACGCCCGTAGCCGCTCCGCAATTTCTGTCACTGATTCTGGCGGCGATGGTTCGCTTAGTTATAACAACTCAACCGGCGTCATCACATATACTGGGCCCTCTGCAAGTGAGGTTAGAGCACATTTAAGCGCTGCTGTAAGCGGAACTGGTTTCGGTAGCTTGTCATACGACAACAGCACAGGTGTTTTCACCTATAGCGTTGTTACCGCTTCCAACATTCGTCAGCAGCTTTCCGTCACGGATAGCGGTGGTGACGGCGCTTTAAGCTATGACAACAGTACTGGTGTAATCACATATACCGGTCCTTCGGCTTCCGAAGTTAGGGCACATTTTAGCGTTGCCACGGGATCCGGTTTAACTTATAACAGCACGACGGGAGAATTTGGAACAAACGCAATTCCAAATGCTCAGCTCGCCAACAGTTCGATTACTTTTGGTAGCACTTCTGTTTCACTCGGAAGCACTGTTACAAGCTTTTCGCTGACTTCGGTTACGACCAGCTCGTTTTTAAATGTTGGTGGCAGTCAAGCGACCAATTCGATAACAATTGAACCGAGTCAAATTGTTTTTGAAGGCGCAACTGTAGATGACTTTGAAACAGCTCTTCGCGTAATTGATCCTACTGCCGATCAGGTAATCAGTTTGCCCAATGCGTCTGGAACAGTCGCTCTGCTTACAAGTTTAAGCGTTGCAATTGGATCGGGACTGACTTATAACAACACTACTGGAGAGTTCGGCACCAGCAACATTCCGAATAGCCAGCTACAGAACTCAAGTATTACAATCGGGAGTACATCTGTTGCGCTCGGCAGTACAGCTACGACCATTACCGGATTACTTTCTCTTACCTCAGACGCAATTTATGTAGGCAGCGTAGGCACTGCAAATAGCTTAATTCTTGATTCAAGCGGTATTACGTTTGAGGGTAGCGGCGTTGATGCGTTTGAGACGTTATTGACAGTTGCAAATGCAACGCAAGACAGGACGATCACTTTGCCAGATGCAAGTGGTACGATCTTGTTAGACAGTTCTACCCTCCCGTCTGATTTTACGGATTCTACATTCCGTGTCAGTGACAATGCGGATAGCACTAAGAAATTAGCTTTTGAATGCTCGTCCATCTCCACTGGTACAGTTAGAACCATGACTGTCCCAAATGAGAGTGGGACAATATCTACACAAGACTTTGCGACTGCGATTGCAGTTGCTTTAGGATAAAAAAATGGCCACACAAGTACAGTTCAGGCGCGGTACATCAGCGGAAACGGCATCTTTCATTGGTGCCGTTGGCGAAGTAACTGTTGATTTAACGAAAAAAACCTGTGTAGTCCATGACGGAATTCAGGCAGGTGGTTATCCACTTTTGCTTGAAAGCGGCATCAACTCGGCTTTATCTCCGGGATCTTTAACCAGTTGCGCTCTCAAGTTCGCGGGCGATCCGAATACAGGTTTCATTAGCCCCGGTTCTGATCAACTCGCCTTAGTAACTGGTGGTGTTGCTAGACTTACAATAGATTCATCTGGTGCGATCACCATTCCAGGGAATGTTTCCATCTCGGGTAGCTTAACCGTGACTGGAACTCTCAATTCTTCCGACAACCTTGCCCTCATTGTTGCCCTGAGCTGATATGGCCAATACTTTTAAAATCGACACCAAGTCAAGCTTGGTTACGGATGCCGTCAGCAACAGTACAACGAACGTCTTGACCGCTGGGGCCACAGCTACGCTTATTGTTCTTAGTGCAATGGTCTCTAACAAGACTGGCACCAGTGCAAATGTTGATGTGTACTTAGTTACAAATACGGGTGATGATGTCTATCTGATCCGGAATGCGCCTGTTCCAGCAGGTTCTTCACTTGAGTTAATCTCTGGAAACAAAGTGATCATGGAGCCGAGTGATGTTTTGCGTGCCCGGAGTGATACGGGCTCTGCCCTTGATATCGCAATCAGTTATCTTGAGCAGACTCCGTAATTATGTCCTTAACAGTTGTAGGTGATATTGCGCTGGTGACACAGCGTTTAGAGGAATTAAGCACCTACTTTGAAGCCAAAATTAACGCGTTGCAAGCCGAGATTGATTCTCTTCAGCAATTTGCATTTGAGAATACAATTTTGACCCAACCAGATACAGATTGGGAAATTGTAAAAAAGAAGCGCGATTTTCTCTTAAAAGCGACTGACTGGACGATGACTCCAGGAGCAACTGTAGATCAGCATGAGTGGTCTAAATATCGTCAAATCCTGCGAGATATTCCACAGACATTTGGCGCTTATAGTCCAGACAAAGTGAAATGGCCTGTTGCCCCTTCTACGTCTGGTCCGAATACAATACAAGAAGGAAAAGTTTAAACGGCGATGTACTTAGGTAACGATCTTCAGGTTGCATTTCCAACCTACCGGAATATTGATAATATTTCTGGAAGTTTTAATGGCGTTACTACTTCTTTTCCTTTGCTGGTTAATGGGGTTGCCCCTGTCCCCCAGCCGCTGAATGAATCTCAGTGTTTAATTTCTGTTAACGGCGTTATTCAAAAGCCAGACCCTAGTGGCGCCAGTGGTTTCCGTTTAAGTGGTGGCAATATTGTCTTTAGCGCTGCACCGACAGGCGGGCAGACATTCTTCGGTGTAATTCTTGCTGGTGCTGATTATGTCAATGTCGGCGCTAATTTCCCGAGCGGTACACAATCCGTTCCGAGTATTACGTTTGACAATGATTTAGATACAGGTATTTATAATTCTGGTGCCAACCAGATTTCTTTCACGACATCAGGTACTGAGCGACTCCGAATTGACTCAGCTGGTCAAATTGAATCTGTTAGTTTAGGGAGCGCTTCCTCCCCTGCATTTAGTTGGACTACAGACCCAAACACAGGGATTTATAGTCCAGGTGCTGATCAGTTGGCATTTTCTACCAACGGCACTGGAAGGGTTTTTATCAATTCTTCAGGCCAGGTTGGATTTAATGTATCACCGATTGCTGAAGTCGATATATCCGGTAATTACGTACAAAATATTGTTGCTGTTGCAGCTCTTGATATCGATTGCTCTGCGGGTAATTATTTTACTAAAACGATTAACGGCAATAGTACTTTTACGGTTAGCAACATCCCAGCATCTCGCTCTTACGCCTTCACCCTTGAATTGACTCACACCAGTGGGTCGATTACGTGGTTCAGTGGTGTAGAGTGGCCTGGTGGTACAGCTCCCACCTTGACGACAGGTAAGACCCACTTGTTCATGTTCGTGACAAATAATGGTGGTAGCCGCTGGCGTGCCTCTAGCTTGATTGACTATACTAATTGATGCGATGAAGAGAATTTATGCGATTGCAGAATATGGTGTGATCCTTCAAGCTTCTAGTCTAATTTTCTGCTGAGGAAACGTAAATGGATCTAATAACTAGAATGTTAATTATGGGGGCCGCCGGTTCAACCAAGCCGCCAGATTATTGGTTATTGGAGATTTCTGTAGTATACCCTGCTCAGCCAAACTCAGGACCAGGGGGCGGAGGCGGAGGCGGAGGCGTTGACAGCAATGGAAACGTGTATATATCTGGTAGTGAGGCCACCAGCAACGGATGCGTTATAAAAATTACAAAAAATGGGGGAATTGCCTGGGCAAAAAAACAAGCAATTGGTTCCACGATATCCGCTCAGACATCTGCGGTAAGTGTAGGGGGTAATGTGCACTCTGCTTCTTACCAGAATAGTGCTGGCGGAATGTACCACACTGAATTTGATGTTGATGGTAACTTGTCGGGAAGCACGTTGTACGATGGTGGATCCAATAGTGAGTATATCAACCAAGTTAAATTTCTGAAAGGATCTAATCAGTTACGCGCTATAACTGGTTGGACGGAGAATTATGACGGCACATCACGCGCTTTAATGAGCATTCCGTCTAGTATTTTTAGCATTGGCTTTTATGTGGTAATTAGCTCAACCAATCCACTGGCAGGAGTTTCTGTTGCAACTACGGCATCGGCAAATACATATTTCTCTTTTGATAATGGCAGCTCTTCTTTTGTTGGTATTTTTAAAACATCAAATGGTGCATCTATAGATTGGGCTAGACAAATAACGTCTGGCTCCGGAAGTATTGTTGATTCAGTAACTGACGCTAGCGGCAATGTCTGCGTGCTTAGGGGCGCAAGCGGGACTTCATCAGTTGGGATGCAACTCCTTAAGATCGCAAATGACGGTAACAGTATCGCATGGCAGCGTAGATTAACATCTGCAAATCTAATTACACCGTCAGGTCTTGCCATAGATTCTTCGGACAACCTATACGCAATTGGAAATATTGATAGCGGGATTGTAATTGCAAAATATAATTCCAGTGGGACTTTGCAGTGGCAGCGGAGATTATCTTCAGGCAGTAACAGTATTACTGGCAGGGGTGTTTATGTTAATGGAAATGACTTATATGTTATTTGCAGGATATCAGGTGGATCTTACACCGCTATGGTTGCAAAGTTAAAAGTAGACGGTAGCATGACGGGGACGTATGGATCATATGTTTATGCAGCATCGTCCTACACTGATTCTGCAAACTCTTCATCTTTATCTTCGATTACATTGACAACTGCATCGTGGACTCCTAGTGGTGGGTCTGTAAGCTCAACTACCACAAATCACACCACGAGTAGTTTATTGACAACTATCCTTTAAACTCATGACTTACGCCCTTCTCTCCAACGGCACCATTTCGGAGTATCCCCTCTACGAGGGAGACATCAAACTTCGCTTCCCCAACACCAGCTTCACCATCCCCTTTGAGGCCCCTGAGAATTACGTTCAGGTGGTCGATGTGCCCCAGCCCCAGATCACTTGGGATCAGAACATTGCTGAAGGTGATCCTAAGCAGATTGGTGGCACCTGGACGCGCACATGGATTGTCACAGATGCAACTCCTGAGCAGATTGCCGAACGGACTTCAGCTCAAGCAAGTTCTGTCCGTGCTGATCGCAACCGTCGCCTAGCTGATTGTGACTGGACACAACTTCCAGATGCACCAGTTGATCACACATCCTGGGCAACATACCGTCAAGAACTGCGCGACGTAACTAACCAACCTGGGTTCCCCTGGGAAGTTGTCTGGCCAGTGCAGCCGCAATAGAATCTAAGCAGATTTAACTGCTTATCGTGAAAACATCGCAAGCCGGTGTTAATTTAATTAAATCCTTTGAAGGATTGTCCCTAACAAGTTATATCTGCCCGGCTGGAGTTTTAACAATTGGCTACGGCCATACGGGGCCAGATGTAAAACCAGGGCAGCGATACACTGAGCAGCAAGCTGAAGTCGTTTTGCGGAAAGATCTGCAACGATTTGAGCAAGCTGTTCTTCGCCATGTAAAAATACCCCTTAACCAAACTCAATTCGACGCCTTAGTATCCTTCGTCTATAACGTTGGTGAAGGTGCATTTGCAGAATCAACGTTATTAAAACGTTTAAACAACAAGGAAGATCCAAATACAGTCGCAAGAGAAGAACTGCCGCGATGGAATAAAGGCGCAGGCGGCAAAGTTTTAGCAGGTCTAGAGCGGCGACGTTCGGCTGAAGTTGAACTATTCTGTCAGAATCCACCGATTCCTAAAACTGGCGTGATTACTATTAC